TTAATGAAATCAATACGTTACAAAAACTCAATCGTATAGGAGATTCCGAATGAAAAGTGTAATTTTTGAAGTACTCAATCGTAATGGTAAAACAATGGGTTTTGTACAAGGTAGAGATACTGATGAATGTACAGAAATGGCTGAAGAATTTTATGGTGAAAGCTTTTACTCGCTTCACAAAGTAACTAGCTATCCTGATCCTGATACACTTAAAGTAGGAGGTACTGACTAATGTATGATAGAAAACGAGAAGTAATGTACGACAGATATTTGACTGATTATGATAAGTATCTTGATGACCAGTGGCAAAAACAAGATGAAGAAGAACGACAACAATGGGAGAATGATAATGACAACTAAATATCATTTTGAAGTAGAAGAACGACAGTTATATAGATTTGATATAGAAGCTAATACTCGTGATCAAGCAATACGTATATTTACTGAAAACTCTTCACTATATATGAAAGATGATACGCTAGAAAATATACATCTTGACTACGAGGTTACTGAATAGAACTCGTAAGAGTAGGTGATCCACATGTGCGTGTGCAGCCTTAAATGCTGAATGCAGCCAGACTTTAATCCATGTCTATAAATTTGATTGGTCAATCTCAGCGACCTAAAACTGAAATCTGTCACAAAATGCAGTTGACATTAACTTACTGTCTTGGTGGAAATAATGGCAGTGATTCCCAAAAAAACACATTCTGCCACTTAATTTTTATAGGAGAACGATATGGGTTTAGATATGCACCTACTAGGTGAACGATACATATGGAAACATACGAATGAACCACAGGAAGATATGCTACGTAACAAAGTAGCACAAGCTACTGGCTTTAAACCTAATCAAGTACAAGGTATTAAATTAGATCTTGGTTACTGGAGAAAAGCTAACCACATACATCATTGGTTTGTTCAGAACATACAAGATGGTGAAGACAACTGTAGTGAATATCATGTTCAAAGATCAGAGTTAATGGAACTAAAACAACTATGTCAAAGTATTATGGATCGTGTGGAAAATGGTGATCCATGGCAAGAATATGCAGAAGAAGTATTACCAACACAAGAAGGTTTCTTTTTTGGTAGTACAGATATTGATGATGATTATCTTCAAGCAACTAAAGAAACTATACGCATCATTGACAATATCATTACTGATCCTGCATTAACTGATATTGACTTGTATTACAGATCATCATGGTAAAATATATATTATTACTAACGTGTGTATTACACGTATTACACGCTCAAGATGATGTAATCATTATAGAACCTGATGGTGATATAAAACAATGTTACGTAGATTCATCAGGAATTATGGTATGTATTTAATAGGAGATAGTTATGTCATGTGATCCAAACAAAGAAGCTATACTAGAACAGATGTATGAAAACTGGTATGACCATTATAAAGATGAAGGCTATATTGGTAATCAATTAACTATACTTGCTCATGATGCAGCAATACAACAGTATGAGTCAGGTGACTATTACGAAGGAGACTATGATGTCGAAGACTAGATTTACACGATGGACATTACTAGCAAGAGATGAGAAAAACCAAGACTTCGATGTATCGAGCCACGTTCCAGTGGGCCTCGATAATCGAATCAATCATTTTTTAGATGAGCTACAAGATTATTGGGATGAAGAAGAACTTGATCCAATTATATGGGAGAATGATGATGAAGGGAGTAAATAGTAAAAACATAGCTAAAGTTATTACTGATAAAGTATTAACAGAGCTAAAGAATGATCCTGGCAAATGGATTAAATCATGGTCAGATGCTAATCGTCCAGTTAATTTAGTAACAGGTAGAGAATATACTGGATGTAATTGGCTATGGTTAGCTATGATGCAAGGACATGAAGGTAATGATAGTAACGAATGGTGTACTTACAATCAAGCTAAAGAACTAACAGGTCTTGACTATCCAATTAAGAAAGGTAGTAAAGGTCAACCAGTTATTCTTTACAAACCACAAAAGATTAAAAAGCTTGTTAATGGTGAACTAAAAGAACAAAGTTTTCCAATCATGCGTGTCTATCAGGTATTTAATCGTAGTAGTATTATTGATTTACCACCTAAAGAAATACCTGAAGAAGAAGAAAACAAGTTAGAACGTGTAGAAGTATTTGTTAACAAACACAAAATAAATCTCAAGAATGGTTTTGATCATGCTTGTTTTATACCTAAAGTTGACGAAATACATATGCCTAACATTAGTAATTTCAAATCTACAGAAGATTACTATGCTACATTACTACATGAAATGACACACTGGACTGGTCATGAAAAACGACTTGATCGTAAGCTACGTAATGCTTATGGTAATGAAGCGTATGCGTTTGAAGAACTTATTGCAGAATTAGGTGCAGCTATGATGTGTAATCATCTTAACATTGAAGGTAAACTACAACACACAGAGTATATTGCTAGTTGGCTTAAAGTGTTAGAGAATGATGAAAAAGCTGTGTTAAAAGCTTCAGCACAAGCACAGAAAGCATTTGATTATTTATTAGGAGATAGTAATGGACATAGAAAATCTGGAAATAATAGTGAAAGCGTTAGTGTTTCATAACAAAGAAAAATACATTGTTAATCTTACTGATATATTAAGTGATCGAGCATTTGGTGAAATCACAGATTTAATTGAGGAGAAACTATCATGACAATGTATAACATTTATTACAAAAGGGATATTTGTGGAAACCCTAAAAGTTATGAAGTAACTACTGATAACTTTAAAAAGTGGCTTAAATGGCACAATAAAGAGAGGGTATCAGAGGGCAATATGCCTGAAGATGAAAGTGATTTTGATGTTGAACTTGCTTATATAATATATTTTAATAAAGGAGATTAGTATGAAATTTGCAAGTGATTTATTAGATGAGTTTTGTGTAGAAGCAGGATTCTTAGACTGGGAACAAGTAACACAGAACGAAGAGTCCCCTTATTATGGAGATTATGTTGTAAGATTTATAGAAGGAAAGCTTGACGAGTAACTATAATTATGCTACAATGGAATTTTATTTCTCATGAAAGTAATTCCTATGAGATGTCTAGCTTGTAACAAAGAGCTTTCAGACTTCGAAGCAACAAGAAAATCAACTGAAACAGGTGAGTATATAGACTTATGTAATACGTGCTTTAGTACGATTAAGAATGTAGTATTACCTGAAGAACGTGAAGATTTAAGAGAAGTAATAGATGATGATGAGGGGGAGTACTAAACTCCCCTTTGAATTACTTGTTACATACGTACATAGTAACTTCAAAACCAAATCTCATTTCTGTTGCTGTTGGTTGAGTCCACATAATATTTCTCCATGTAGTTGATAAGTATACTTTTTTAGTATATAATAATATTATACTATAAATACGATATAGTGTAATCGGTACGATATTGATAAGGAGCTAATACAAATCATGAGTGCTTTTATACAGCATTTACCTTGTCCTAATTGTGGTAGTAAAGACAATCTAGGAGAGTATGAAGACCACTTCTATTGCTTTGGATGCAAGTTCCATAAGCATAAATCTGACACAATATCCCTACGTAAACGACTAGAAAGAAAAAACGAAACAGTCTACACTCCTGTAGAGGATATGGTATTGACTGAAGAATTACCTTCTATTGCTAAACAATGGTTACTTAAGTATGGTATAACAATGGAAGATGCTAAAGAATATAACTTACAATGGAATCCTAATATGAATATGCTAATGCTAATGAAAACTAAATACTATTGGCAAGCTAGATTATTTGATAAAGCTAGACCAAAGTATTTATCTAAAGGTAGAAAACCTATACAAATCTATGGACATGGTAAAAATCGTGTAGTATTATGTGAAGACATATTATCTGCAATTAAGTTAGCTCGTGTCTCTCGTGAGATATGTGCTTCTCCCCTCCTAGGAAGCACTATCTCCTTCGAGGCACTTCGTTACTATAAGAAACGATACGATAGAGTAACTATATGGCTTGATAGAGATAAAGCAAAAGAATCAGTAAAGATAAGTAAACTGTTTCAACAGTATGGAACAAAGTGTGATGTTATTATTACACCTCTTGATCCTAAAGAGTACAACAGGAAGGAGCTACGAGATTGGTTGAACTTCAAATAATAAGACTGTTCTGCGTTAACAAAGACGAGTACAGTAGATACTATAAGTATGTTGATACGACATACATGAAAAACAATTATCCATTGTTAAACAAACTATTCCAAATGGTTTATAGTTTCTATGACAAATATGATAAAGACAACATTACACCCAATGAATTACTTACAATGTATAAAGCTAATTTCATTGTTGATGATAATGAAACAAAAGAAATAGAAGAGATCATAGAAAACATTTTTGACTCAGAAGAAAACACTGCTATCCGTGACTTACTACAAACACACAAACGTAGAGCACTAGCAGGCAACCTAGCAAAGGTTGCTCTTGATGTCGAAGAAGGCAAGGTAGAAGCTACAAAGCTGCAAGATTTATTTGCAGATTTTGAACTAGAAGAAGTAAAACAACAAGAACTAAACGGCTGCACTGATGATCTATCAGAACTACTACACGCACAGTTTGTGGAAGTAGGCCTCCGTTGGAGGCTTAACTTCCTTAACAAATCACTTGGTAGTTTACGTCAAGGTGACTTTGGTTTTATATTTGCTAGACCTGAAACAGGTAAAACTACCTTTCTTGCTTCAGAAGTAGCTAACATGATAAAATATACAGACAAAGAAATCCATTGGTTTCACAATGAAGAAGGTGCAAAGAAAGTACAAACTCGTGTATATCAAGCTGTATTAGGTGTTACTACACAACAGCTTATTAAACACGAAGAGAAATGTAAAGCAAAGTACAGAGAAGAAACATATAAAGATGGACAGAAACGTATCTTTATACATGATGTCAATGAAGCTTCTCACATTAAAGTAATCGAAGGAATACTTAAACAAAAGAATCCCGGATTGATAATACTTGATCAGATTGATAAAATAAAAGGATTTAAAGCAGATCGTAACGACCTTGAACTTAAAGTATTATATCAACGGGCTCGAGAATTATGTAAAAAGTATGCACCAGTTATTGCCGTCTCACAAGCATCAGGTGAGGCAGAAGGTGTGCCATGGCTAACAATGGACATGGTAGACTCATCCAAGACAGCTAAACAAGGTGAAGCTGATTGGATTCTAGGTATAGGTAAGGATAAAGATAATACTTCTCGTATCAGGTATTTAAATATCACTAAAAATAAGCTCCTTGGTGATAGTGATTCCTTACCTGCACTTAGACACGGCAGTGCTAGAGTGTTAATCAAACCTGAGGTAGCTCAATATGAAGACATCATTTAAGATACGTAAATGTAATATATGTGGTAATGATGCAATCATTTGGTATGAAAGCAAATGGTGGTGTTCATTTTGTACAGCTATGGGTGATTTTAATATGAAAGGATATTGTAAGAATGAGAAAACTGATGATAACGATGCAGAATAATTATGATGCAACAAATGATATAACAAATCCTACAATGAAACTAATATACTCACACATGAAGAAAGGTAAAACTTATACACGTAAACAGATAGTAAAAGAACTAGGCTTACCTTCACCTACAGTAACAGCTAGAGTTTCTGATTTACTTATGAAACATTTTATTACAGAAGCTCCTGTTGTATGGGATGAAGATGCTAAAAGATATATAGGAGGCTTTCAAAGAATATGAGTGTTCTTACATTAGATGTAGAAACAACTATATCAAACAAAGGTAATCCATTTGATACTACTAACAAGTTAATATATGTTGGTGTTAAATATAATGATGAACCTACTAAACTATTTAATATTGAATACAGTGATAATGGCTACTTACCTAATCTACAAAAGATACAAGAGATGATTGATAATAGTGACTGGATCATTGGCTTCAATATAAAGTTTGATTTACATTGGTTACGCAGATATGGTATTAATTTTAGTAATGCAAGAGTATGGGATTGTCAACTAGCACACTTTATTATGACTGGACAAGATAAACCATATCCTAGTTTAAATGGAGTCTGTGAATATCATGGATTAGAACAAAAGATAGATGTAATTAAAGAAGAGTATTGGTCTAATGGTATAGATACACCTGACATACCTGAAGATTTACTCTGTGACTACTTAACAAAAGACGTAGAGTTAACAAAACAAGTGTACGATATACAAAAACCTAAGGTAAATGGCATGGGTAATTTGTTACAATTACACTTTAGAGACCTTGTTGTTCTTCAAGAGATGGAGTTCAATGGGATGTTTTACAATCAAGAAAGGAGCAAGGTATTAGGTGATGAATTGGATGAACAAATTGGGAGACTTGATAGACGACTGTACGATCTTCATGGATTGGATTCTTTTAACCCTTCTAGCGTGGATCACCTTAACGCTTTCCTTTATGGTGGGACTCTTAGCTTCCGTCGTAAAGTTCCTGATGGGGTTTACAAGACAGGGACTCGTAAAGGTCAACCGAAGGAGAAATGGGAAACGTATGAAGTCACACTCCCACAAAGATGTAAACCAATAAAAGGAACAGAACTAAAAAAAGAAGGACTGTATTCAGTAGATGATAGTACAATTAAACGACTGAAAGGAGCTAAAGATATACGTGATCTAATACTAACACGAGCTGTATTACAGAAAAGATTAACAGCATATTACAGAGGTTTAGATGAACTTATTACAGAACACAACTGGAAGAAAGATAAACTACATGGAGTTCTTAACCAATGTGTTGCACGGACTGGTAGATTATCCAGTAGTAAACCAAACTTACAAAACTTTGATGGAGAAATTAAATCATTACTCTATAGTAGATATGAGTCATAGTAAAAAAGTAAAGATAGCTATAACAGGTATAGATGATTACTTTCGTAATAATTGTCCTCGTAGTGATAGATTAGATGATCTATATAAACATATAGAATCTAAAGGACTTAATATTGCCTGGGCAGAATATGTAAGTAAAGATATAGAAGACCTTATTATGATAGAAGGTCCTGAGTTTTTACTTAAACATATGTCTGTTAGTGCTAAAGATAAACTAATAAAGTATATGAAAAAAAGGTATTTATAATGTTGCTACAAGCAGATGCTAAACAACTAGAGTGGGTAGGTGCTGCTTATCTATCACAAGATCCTGTAGCTATACAAGAGATATGGGGATCAGTAGATATGCACAGTGATAACCAACAACGTTTTGGACTACCTAGTAGACTGATAGCAAAGACATTTGTATTCAGATTAATCTATGGTGGTAGTGCATACAGTTATGCACATGATCCTAACTTTATGTCAATAGGTGGTGAGAAGTATTGGCAAAATGTTATAGATAACTTCTATGACAAATATAAAAGACTAGGTGAATGGCATAAAGAAATCTACGATGAGGCAGTTCGTGAACGTAAATTAGTAATGCCAACTGGTAGAGTATATAACTTTGAATCTGAAGTTAGAGGTAACAAAGTATATTATCCACGTACTAAGATTCTAAACTATCCTGTTCAAGGATTAGGTGCAGATCTTATGGCTATTGCTCGTGTATCGTTAATGACTCAACTACGTAAGATGGTAGACATAGTTATGGTTAATACAGTACATGATTCAATAATACTTGATTTTAATTCAAAAGTATGGGATAATATAGATATAGTCAATTTAGTTGACAGATGTTTTAATAATGTTCCAGATAACTTTCACAAATTATTTGGGAAAGAGTTTAACTTACCCATGAGAGTCGAGTGTCAAGTAGGACCAACATGGGGATCAATGGAGGTAATAGATGCAGATAAGTGTAATTGATGTAGGACAACCAACCACTCACGCAGGTAACAATGGTAGATCATATCAAATGATTGAAGTTGCTTACAAGAATGAGAATGGTCAAATTCAACAGAAGAAATTATTTTCTTTCAGAAATCCTGATGTATTCAAATCAGCTCAAACATGGGAAAAAGGTCAAGCCGTCCATGTCCAAGCAGAGAAGAATGAGAAAGGATATTGGGAATGGATAGGTTTAGGTGAAGCTGCCGCCAATTCATCTCCTACTCCAACAGCTAGTAAGCCTAGTGGTAACACTAGAGTTACTGGTTCTAACTACGAAACCAAAGAAGAACGTGCTGCACGACAAGTAATGATTGTTCGTCAATCGTCTATCTCGTCAGCAGTATCAGCTCTTACAGCAAGTAACAATGTACCTTCGAGCGAAGACATACTCTCCCTTGCCAAGCAGTTCGAAAACTTTGTTATGGGTAATGAAACACCAACACCCAATAAAGCTGATGGTAACGTAGATAACTTTGAGGATGATGTTCCTTTCTAGGAGCATCACCCCCTTATGTTAGCCTTAATAGACATGGACATAGTATGTTATCGTTGTGCTGCTTCAGCAGAGAACGATGACGTAGGTATTGCTATCTATAGACAGAACGAACTACTCGATCAAATCCTAGAGATGACAGGAGCTACAGAGTATAAAGCGTTCCTATCAGGAAAGAAAAACTTTAGAAAACAAATCTACCCTGAATACAAAGCTAATAGAAAGCAACCAAAACCTATACACCTCGATGAGTGTAGAGACTATGCTATGCAGGAACAATCAGCAGAGCTAGCACCTATAAACCTAGAAGCAGATGATGCTCTAGGTATAAACCAAACTAAAAACACAATCATCTGTAGTTTAGATAAAGACCTACTACAGATACCAGGACACCATTACTCGTGGGAAATCAGTGGTAAAGGATGGAAAAAACCACATACATTCAGAGAAATAACTGAACTAGAAGGACTACGTTTATTCTATGAACAATGCCTTAAAGGTGACAGAACAGATAATATTAAAGGCATAGAAAAGATTGGAGATAAAAAAGCTAAAGTAATATTAGAACCATACACAACAGAACAAGAAATGTTTAACAAAGTAAGAGAGATGTATGGTAATGATGAAGAGTTCTTGATGAACGCTAACTGTTTATGGATATTACGAGATGAAAAAGAAACGTTCACAGAACGCTTTGCCAAACTTCAAAAGTAAGTTTGAACGTAAAATATGGGAAGAACTAACTAAAGAATACAGAAATTGTAAGTACGAATGTGACTCGTACAAATACGAACAACCAGTAATATATCGAACATACACACCTGATTTTAAAACAGGTAGAGCTAAAGTATACCTAGAAACAAAAGGTAAATTAGATTTGGAGACTCGTAAGAAAATGATATGGTTTAAAGACTGTAATCCAAACATACGAGTTATATTCCTATTTCAAAATGCAGATGTTAAACTACGTAAAGGTAGTAAAACATCTTATGGAGAATGGGCAACGAAAAGTGGTTTTGAATGGCTAGATGCAAGAAAGGATTGGCTAAGTGCATATAAAGAAATGCTCAAAGCGTAAAGACGGAACATTTAAATTCGAAGTAGAAGTAAACAGAGATGAGGCTGAATACTTATTTAATTATGCT